CTCCGCCGCCTGACGCACCAGCGCCGGACCTGGGCCGCGCCACCGCACAGTGGTGCTACCGGTCAGCCACCGGCGAGCAGCTGTTCTGGATCCAGCGGGTCGATACCGACAAGGGCAAACTCTTCGCTCACCGCACCTGGCTGGACGGCGGCTGGCACTACCCCTCCCGCCGCGACACGTTCACCTCTGAGTGGCCTGCACCCCGGCCGCTCTACCGGCTGCCGGATCTGGCCGCCCGGCCCGATGCACCGGTGCTGATCGCCGAGGGCGAAAAATCAGCCGATGCAGGCGCAGAGCTCCTCCCTGATCACGTCGCCGTCGCCTGGTGCGGCGGCACCGGTGGGGTGAACCACGTTGACTGGTCCCCGCTGGCAGGCCGCACCGTGGTGCTCTGGCCCGACAACGACGACCCGGGCCGCCAGGCCATGGCGAAACTTGGCCAGCGCCTGCTCAGGCTGGGGTGCGTGGTGTCGATCTTCAATCCGCCGGAGGGGTGCCCGCTGAAGTTCGACCTGGCCGATGCCTTGGCCGATGGCTGGACGCCCCGCCAGACCAGCAACACCATCACCCGCCACCTGCGCGAGCTGCTGCCGCTGCCGGAACCCGAACCCAATCCGCCGGCTCCGCCGCCTGCAGCCGAAGACCCCGAACCGCTGCCGGTCGATCCCGGCTCGGCGCCGTTCACGTGCCTGGGGTTCGATGACGGGAACTATTACTACCAGCCGAACAACACCGGACAGGTCCTGCGGCTCACCGGCGCAGGTCACACCTCGACCAACCTCATGCGGCTGGCGCGGCTGTCCTACTGGGAAACGAACTACCCCGGCAAGACCGGGCCCAACTGGCAGTCGGCGATCTCATCACTGTTTGAGTGGCAGGCCCAGGCCGGGGTTTACTCAGCCGATCAAGTCCGCGGCCGCGGGGCATGGTGGGACGACGGGCGCTGCATCCTCCATCTGGGGGATCGGCTGATTGTTGATGGCGTCCCCCACAGCGTCATGCAGCCGCCGCCATCGCGCTACCGCTACCAGCGGCTGGCCAGTGTCAACCTGTCCACCGACCTGCCGCCGCTCACCGACGAGGAGGGACTGGCGATCCTGGCCATTGCCTCGCGGTTCCACTGGGAGGTGCCGGCATCCGGGCAGCTGCTGGCCGGCTGGGCCGCGCTGGCCCCGATCTGCGGCGCCCTGTCCTGGCGGCCACATGCCTGGCTCACCGCATCGGCCGGCTCCGGCAAGTCCGCCATCCTCGAACGGTTTCTGGGCACCCTGCTCGACTCGCTGGCGCTCTGGCCCGAGGGCAACACCACCGAGGCCTTTATCCGCCAAGAACTCCGCGCCGACGCCATGCCGGTGGTGTTCGATGAGGCTGAGTCCAACGAGCGCGCCGATCAACAACGGATCCAGAACATCCTGGCGCTAGCGCGCGTCGCATCCAGCTCAGGCCGTGGCGTGATCGGCAAGGGCGGTCAGGACGGTGCCGCGCAGCGGTTCACCATCCGCTCGATGTTCCTGCTGTGCTCGATTTCCACAGCCCTGAAGCAGGGTGCCGACCAGTCCCGCTTCGCTCAGCTCACACTGCGCAATCCCAACCATCTGCCGAAGGAGGAACGCGCGGCGCACTGGGCCGCGCTGGACCGCGATCTGACCGAAACGATCACGCCGGAGGTGGGCCATCGGCTGCTGCTGCGGATGGTCCGGCTGATTCCCATGATCCGCGAGTCGATTGCCGTGTTTCGCAGGGCGGCAGCTGACCGATTCGACAGCCAGCGCCAGGGCGATCAGTACGGGACCCTGCTGGCCGGCGCGTGGGCGCTGATGTCGTCAACGCCGGCCACCGAGCAGAACGCCTACGCGATGATCGACAACAACAACTGGGAGCCCTACCGGGAGGCCAGCGAGCTGCCGGATGAGGAACGCTGCCTGCAGCACATCCTTCAGCACCAGATCAGGGTGGAGACTGATCGGGTCGAGATCGTGCGCGGCCAGGTCCACAACCGCAGCGGAGCCGTCACCCGCACGGTCTGGGAGCTGATCGAGTCAGCCCGCAGCGCCACGGAGCCGGCCGCCGACCTGGCGCCAGAGACAGCTGAGCAGCACCTGGGACGCATCGGCCTGCGCGTGCAGGACGACCGGCTGCTGGTGGCGAACACGGCGTTGGGCCTCCAGCGGATCCTGGCGGAAACGCCATGGGCGCACAGCTGGCCCACGGTGCTGAGCCGCCTGCCTGGGGCGTGCAAGGCCGGGAAGGTGCGATTCAAGGGCATGAGCGGCAACAGCAGGGCCGTTTCACTCCCGATCGCCTGATCTGGCACCGGTACAAAAAGCGGTACGCCGAAACCCGCTGCGCTGCAGTGGATCTCGGCTCCTGTACCGCTTGTGGCGCCGTTTTCGCCAAATGTGGCACTTGGGCAACCGTCTACCCGGATTGCTGCGCATCCGCGCATCCGCCGGTCGCCGGCCCGGATTGCCGCGATTGCACGTCACCAGCCACCGGGACGCCGGTTTGTACCGCTCGACCGGCACAACGGGACGCGGGCGGTACGCCGAAAACCCGCATCAGCACTGGGTTTGTACCGTTGTCCCGGTTGTACCGGTTTTCCCGAGATACATCCCCCCTCACATGTGCGCGCACATGCACGCGCACACGCGCAGGCGCGCGCGTATGTGTGTAAGTGTATTTCTGAAAATAGGTGGTACAACGGTACAAGAGGCATCCCAGCCCAGTCGTAGCAAGGGGTTTGACCCGTACCGGTTTTTGTCCCGCCCTGTACCGGCCGGTACAGACCGGGACGGCAGGCCGTGGGCGCCTAGGGGTGCCACAGTGGAACAAGCCGATTCGGATGCGCATGACCACCACTGCCTTGATCACAGCCACAGAACGCGACTGGGCACGGGCGGCACGAGCCGCGCACCCGCTGATGACCCCCTACGGCTTCACGGCCGGGCCGGACAACCAGTGGGCCGCTGATCTCAGCGATGAGCACCTGGATGAAATCGCAATCGCCCGCCGCTGGCTCCAGGCCGTGGAGTGGCGCAGCACGGCCGACAGCGGCTGCATCGGCAGCTACAAGGCCAAGCATCAGGCGGAGAACTGGGCCCGGCGCCAGGGTTTCAAGCGCTACTACGTCCGCGAAGGGGCCTTGCTGCTGGCGGCTGTCACGCTCGGCGTGCCGCTCAAGCGCTACGGGGCCAGCGACTGGGGCGCCTACCTCGGCCTGAACCGCCGCAGCCTTAAGGCCATCGCCCTCGCCACCCCCGATCTCTGATGCCCAGCCATCTCCCACGCCTGAACGTCGTGATGACCCCAGAGATGCGCCAGTGGCTGGACAGCCAGCGGATGCCCTGCGAATCGGCGGCCCACGTCGTTCGCCGGCTGATCACCCAGGCCATGCACTCCACTGACCCGCTTCCGCATCCGCATCGGATCGGTTAAGCTGTCGGGACCACGCTCCCGCGTCTGTGCCCGCTGGCCGGCCTTCCAAGCTGACTCCCGAGCTGGTGGAGCAGGCGCGGGCGATCGCCGCCGATGGCCTGCCGGTGGACCTCATCGCTGATCGGCTCGGTGTTGGCCGCAGGACTGCGCACACCTGGATTCAGAACGCCGACAGCAAAGGCGAGGACAGTCTTGAACATCAATTTCGGCAGGCTATCTTTCTGTCCGATGCTGCACATTGCAGCAACTTGCTATCTGTACTGAACAAATCAGCCTCTGATGGCAACGCCTGGTCCGCAACTTGGCTACTGACGCATCACCCGCGGCTCCGCGATCACTTCAGCGACGCCGCCGCCGAACGCAAGACCGAGCGCCGCACCGTCGCCACCGTCCTGGAGGCTGTGGCCGCTGCAGGCCTGCCGGCTGACCTGGAGCGCAACCTGCTGCTGCAGATGCAGGCCAGGGGGCTGGGGGCGCAGGCGGATGCCTGACCTGCACCTGGGCGACTGCCTGGAGGTGCTCCGCACGCTGCCGGACTGCAGCGTCGATGCGGTGGTGACGGATCCGCCTTACGGGCTGGCGTTCATGGGCAAGCGTTGGGATTACGACGTGCCCAGCGTGGAGATCTGGGCCGAGTGCCTGCGCGTGCTGAAGCCTGGCGGGCACCTGCTGGCGTTCGCTGGCACCAGGACGCAACACCGGATGGCGGTG